TAGTATTTCCAATACTTGTTTTTTTGTAGTTCAGCAAACGAAATCACAATCTCGCCTGCATTCCTAACTTCCATATAGACTTTATCTCCGTGTTTGGCGAAGTGGTGATAGTCGCCGCGACAAGACATATAGTTAGGTGCATTATGATAGGGTCGCATTTCTTGTATTCGCTGGCAAAACACGCTAGTACATTCGGTATCTGCGATTGCGTGGGAAGTACGGGAGTCGCACATTATGGTCGCGTTTGAGTCGTTTGTTGGGTTCGCAATATATACAGGATTTGACTTTGGCAAATCGGTATATCTCTGTTCTAAAATTCAGGAGATTACAATCAATTTTTATCAATTTTTATGTATTTTATGCTTCTAATATCAACACGTATCTTTCTAATTTGTTTTTACAGTTATCTATTGTATCAATAATCCCTGAATATTGCTTGTGTCCTACGACACTAATAAGATGATTATAGATTATCCTTAGCAGATCACAATTCATACCCTCTTTGTTGTTCAAGACAACAAGATTGATAACATTCTTTTTATCCTCAAATATTGTCGAGAGTTCGTCGAGTTCCATCTCCATCAAACTTGTACAATAGTCAAGAACAAAGGTATCGTAATATACTCTCTTTTTATTAAAGGTTCCGCTTCTAATTTCGTATCTTGACATATAATTTTTTTTGAATATATCCAAATATTTTTGCGAAGTGTAATTCATATTCTCCAAGTCAAATGGGTTAATCCTATAATAGCAATTGTATTCATTCTCTACAACTTTCTTTGTTTTAGAGTCATAACTTCCATCTATAAAAGCGGTATTTATTGACCATAATCTAATCTCTTCGTATATATTAGGATCGTGATAGTTGCTGTTATATTCTAGGTCTTTGATTAACATATGCTTATTGGTTGTGAGGAGAAGCGACAATTCGTAATAGTGCTTCCAATATTTGTTTTTTTGTAGTTCCGCAAATGAAATCACGATCTCGCCGACTCCTTTAACTTCCATATAGACTTTGTCTCCGAATTTGATGAATAGATGATAGTCGTAGATAGAACTAATAGATGTCATTGTCGTCGCATTATAAGCATACATTCCGTATATCTGATACTTATCAAGAACACCAGAGAACTCTACGTTTGACACATTGTAATACGTATATAAGTCGTTACCACTTGCGGTGGAGTTCATTTTTTTATAACGAAGCGTTGCGAAGTCTTGTAAAGAGTTGCGTATCTTTGTGTGTGTAAATATTCAAAGACGCAATCATTTTTCAAAATAAAAAATAGATAATCGTTTTTAGTTTTGTTTGATTGCTGTGGCGAGTTCATTGTTTTATTTTCCACCTTCATTATGTAAATATTCACATAATTTATACACAGACTATAAGAATATTTTAAATAAAAATTATATAAAAATAAGGAATTGAATCTATGTTCAATTATTTAATTGGAATAGGCAAGACCGCCCATACCTGAGAGGATACGAAGAACGTTGTAATTGACCGCGTATATGCTGATGACACCGGTAGTCTGTGAAGACAGCGAGAGCACAGCGGTATCAATACGTGACATATTGAGGGTTCCACTGGGTTGATGCTCTTCGGGTTTAAGGGCGAAAGAATACACGTTGATACCTTGGTGGAACTTGTCAGGGGTATTCTCGTGGTGCTGGTAGGGTTGAACAAGCGAGAAATAATCGCCCTTGCGAGTTGCGAAGCGATCATTGCCGTTAAGCATTATCTTTGCGCTCGTCACAGGGTTGGTTGAATCAAGGTGATCGTTCCTTCCATTTTTACTAGTAGAGTAATTGTTCCAATATACGGTATCCGCGGTATTCTTGATAGTCCAGATGAGTTCCTTACACGGGTGATTGAAGTTCATACGGATACTCTTCATTGATTCACCAGAAGAAGTGATAGAGTCAGCGCCGGTGAATTGAAGTTGTTCAATTAAATATTCGTGCGACAGTTGGGCGAATCGGCGACGTTCATCGGTATCAAGGAATATATAATCAACCCACAGAGTCGCCTTTTCAAGTTTAAGAGTCAAGTTGCCTGTAAAAGCACTGTTCGCGACAGGAACAGTTTGCGATTCTTCATAGAAGGTGTAGTTAGTGGGTTTAACATCCTTCATTAATGTCTCGCTTTCATACTCGATATTGATTTTAACTTCGTGGTATTGAAGAGCGATTAAAGGAAGTGCGAGACCGACGTTACGACAGAACCAGAACTCAAGGGGAATATACAGTTCATAACTTTGCCCATGTCCAAGTTTCGTGGAGACATTGCGTGCGTTCGCACCAACCATCGTGTTATATCCTGTGCGTTTTCCGATCGGAAGAGAGAGTTCGTTCCAGATGTATAACCACTCGGAGTAATGCTTGTCGATACGTTGTCCGCCAATCTCAAGTTCAATCGTCTTTAACAGTTTCTGTCCAAAGTTAGGAACAAGAGCAACCGCATCTCCAGCAGTACCAGTAGAAGCAGTAATTACACCGTAGAAATATACACGGTGGATTAAATCACCGTTGCGGGTGATTTGGAAACTCACGCGAGAACCGAGAGAATTACTGCCAGTAGGGGTTTGCTCGATCGCTTCGATAGCAAAGTTCGTATGACGACGATAGACAACTTTGAAGAAGGTAATTTGAGGATTACCGGTTAAATAAACATCCTGTGCTCCGTAAGCTACTAATTGAAGAAGACCACCACCCATTTACGCTATATTCTTTATACTATTAGAGGAGAAAAAAAAAAGGGCATTAATACATTCGTTTCCTATATTCATAATGACATTGACGCATTTAATTGGAATAGGCAAGACCGCCCATACCCGAGAGGATACGGAGAACGTTGTAATTGATCGCATACACACTTAAAGTAGTATTTTCAGTTAAACCTGTTTGGAAATCAAGGGAAAGAGTAGCGGTGTCAATACGTGACATATTGAGGGTTCCACTAGGTTGATGCTCCTCGGGTTTAAGGGCAAATGAATAGACATTGATACCGGCGTTCGCAGGGATATTCTCGTGATGTTGGAAGGGTTGTATAAGATTGAAGTATGACCCAGGGCGACCTGAGAAACGATCATTGCCATTTAATATGAGCTTGGCGGAAGCGACAGTATTTAAAGAAGTGGTAGTGATCGCGTTATTATGTAATTGTTTCTTATTATAGTAGTAAGGCAGTGTGACAACAGCAGGAGTGGTGGTATAATTGAACCAATTGTTGTTGTTAGTGTGTTGATCGGTAGCGTGCGCCTTCTTGTTTGCGAACCATACAAGTTCCTTACAGGGGTGATTAAAGGAAAGTTTTGAGTTTAACTTGGTAGATGAAACAGACTCTGAACCCGTGAATTGAAGTTGCTCAATTAAATACTCGTGAGACAGTTGGGCGAATCGTCGGCGTTCATCAGTGTCAAGGAATACATAATCAACCCATAGGGTCGCGTTGGGGAATCCCTCAAGTGGGGTTGCAGAACCACGGCATAATTCGGCAGTCTCAAATTGAAGGTTGATTTTAACTTCGTGATATTGAAGAGCGATTAAAGGAAGCGCGAGACCGACATTGCGACAGAACCAGAATTCCAGGGGGATATAAAGAGTTTGATCCTTAAGATCTTCGCCTGATTGTCCGACCATCTTATTATAACCATCGCGCTTTGACGCGGGGAGCGAGAGTTCGTTCCATACGTATAACCAATGCGAATAATGCTTGTCTATTTTTTGTCCACCAATTTCAATTTCAACATAGTTGATAACGCGATGCCCATAGAAAGCACATAGGTGTATATTATCAGGTACTTTAAGAGAAAGATACATACGATGGACTAAATCGCCGTTGCGAGATATTTGGCAAGTTACACGATTACCATATCCGGGGGTTCCATTAAAAGTTTGACCAATTGCCTCAATCGCAAAGTTTGTGTGGCGACGATAGACAACCTTGAAGAAGGTAATTTGAGGATTACCAGTTAAATAAACATCCTGTGCTCCGTAAGCTACTAATTGAAGAAGACCACCACCCATTTACGCTATATTCTTTATACTATTAGAGGAGAAAAAAAAAAGGATTAAATATTATGTAAGTATGTCTAATAATTTAATTGGAATAAGCAAGACCACCCATACCCGAGAGGATACGGAGGACGTTGTAATTGACCGCGTATATATTGATACCTTCATAAGTAATAAGATCTTGTGAAGCAAGTTTATTTTTAAGATCTGACTTTGTTGTAACCATCAGTGTAGCGGTATCAATACGTGACATATTGAGAGTTCCACTGGGTTGATGATCCTCGGGTTTGAGGGCGAATGAATATACGTTGATACCAGGATTAGTGGGAATATTCGTGTGATGCTGGAAAGGTTGCACGTACGAGAAGTAAGTACCGTCACGAACGCTGAAGCGATCATTGCCGTTCAGTTGTAGTATAGTATCGGTGAAAGGCGATGACGCGGGCACTGAACTTCCATTGGTATATCCAAAGTTGAAACCCGCCATATAATTTGATGATTCATAATCATTAATAGGTAGAGCCTGCACGCCCACACCCCCTCCTAAGGATTGAGGCATTTCAGCAACTAATGCGTCAGTAAAATCTACATTATCAGTATCAGTGTAGTTATACCAGCAAGCCTTGCGAGCAAAATTGTTAGGTTTGGCGACCCATATGAGTTCCTTGCAAGGATGATTGAAGTTCAGCTTGACACGGTTGGTAGAACCGCCGTTCAGGGTTTCCGTACCGGTGAATTGAAGTTGCTCAATTAAATACTCGTGGGACAGTTGGGCGAATCGTCGGCGTTCGTCAGTGTCAAGGAATATATAATCAACCCACAGAGACATATCGGTAATGTTTGGAACAGTAGTGCCAGCTGTTTCTTCATATACTTCCGACAAAGAGGTTGTGCCATCGGGTTTTCTGTTAAGAAGACAGTTTTTCTTTGCTTCAAAATCAATCTTGATTTTAACTTCGTGGTATTGAAGAGCGATTAAAGGAAGTGCGAGACCGACGTTGCGACAAAACCAGAATTCTAGGGGTATATAAAGGGTTGCACCATTAAACGAGGTAACGTCCTTGTCGGCGCCAACCATCGTATCATAACCATATCGCTTGCCACGTGGGAGTGAGAGTTCATTCCAAATGTATAACCAATCGGAATAATGCTTGTCTATTTGTTGTCCGCCAATTTCAATGAGAACGGATTTAATGAGGCGAAGACCAATGTAATTTACATATCGCGCACCGGTAGTTAAATCGGATGTGATACCGGTGATCATAGGTAATTCTACTTGGAGATATACGCGGTTGATTAAATCACCGTTGCGGGATATTTGGCAATTTACAGTCTGTCCGTATCCTACGGTTCCATTGAAGGTTTGTTGGATAGCCTCAATCGCGAAGTTCGTATGGCGACGATAGACAACCTTGAAGAAGGTAATTTGAGGATTACCAGTTAAATAAA